CATTTAAGGAATTTATGGAAAAGGTTTTTGATAGTCCCGGTGTTACTAAAAAAAGCATGGATAAAAAAGATCGAAAAGATGCTGCCGAAGCCCTTGCCGATATTGAATTAAAAATTGAAAAAGAAAAATTGTCTAAAACGCAAGAAGCATCCAAAGGTGGTTACATCAAGAAATACGCTCGTGGCGGCGGTGTACGCAAAGTGAGGATGTAGGACATGGCACGGGCAAAATCTAAAAAGTGGGCGGCTGAATCTCTTGTATCTGAAACAGAGAAAAAGGCAATCGCATCTCCTAAAGAGCAAAGAAAATCTGGTGAACTCCTAGCAGGAATGTTAGGAGGATTAGGAGCAGGTTCTATAGCTAGAAAATTGGCTACAAAAGTTAACAAGCGTTCACTTAATAAAATAAAAAATATTCTAGAAGAATATATTGATCCACCAGATGATATTAAGTTTATTAAAAGCCGTCTTGCGATAGGTGTTCCCACAGCAGGTGCTGGGGTAATTGCAAAGAAACGTAATGAGAAAAATAAGAAAAAAGCTAAAGACGGCTCCGTGAAGAAATACGCCAAAGGTGGTGGTGTACGTGCTGTACGATACTAAATGGCACGTCCTAAATTAAAAGACGGGGAAAAGGGTAACTATAATGTATCCCGAAAGCAGCAAGAACAGCGCAAAATACAGAAGCGTATAAATGTTAGCAAGAAAACGCTTCAAGCGGACTCAAAAAAAATCGGTCATAAGAGAGAAAGTATTAAAAAAAATGAAGAACGTCTTAAATTACTTAAAAATGGTGGTGTCACTTCCGACAAAACTTTGGGAGTGGTTCTTGAAGACAACCAAGAACTCGTTTTCTCTCCTAACGCTGGGCCTCAAACGGATTTTCTAGCCGCTCCTGAAAAAGAAGTATTGTATGGTGGTGCCGCTGGTGGCGGAAAAAGTTATGCAATGCTTGTCGATCTTCTACGTTATGCGAATAATCGTAATCACAGAGCACTACTACTGCGCCGAACACTCTCAGAACTAACAGAGCTTATCGATCAAAGTAAGAAGATGTACTTACATGCTTTTCCTAAAGCTAGATTTAAAGAATCGACTAAGACATGGGAGTTTCCTAGTGGTGCGACAGCACTTTTCAGCTATGTGGATAAAGATGATGATGTGTATCGATATCAAGGACAGTCCTTTACGTGGATAGGTATCGATGAACTAGGACATTATCCCTCTCCTTACGTCTGGAACTACCTACGCTCACGTCTACGTACAGCCGATCCCACTATAGAAACGTACATGAGAGCGACAGCCAATCCCGGTGGTTCAGGTGGTTGGTGGATTAAGAAGATGTTTATTGATCCTAATGTTCCAAATGAGCCATTCTGGGCTTCAGACATTGATACAAGTAAGCCACTAGTGTACGGCCCGAACCACAGTAGAGCAGGAGAGCCGTTATTTCATCGTAGGTTTATACCTGCAAGACTAACTGATAATCCGTACTTGATGAATACGGGAGAATATGAAGCTATGTTGTATTCTCTTCCAGAGGTTGAGCGACGAAGATTACTGGAAGGCGATTGGGATGTAGCGGAAGGCGCAGCATTCAGCGAATTTAATAGAGAGGTTCACGTAGTTGATCCATTTGAAGTTCCCGAAGGTTGGGCAAGAATAAGGGCTGGAGATTATGGATATAGTTCTCCTAGCTGTATTCTTTGGGGGGCAGTTGATTGGGACGGGAATTTATGGATATATCGTGAATTGTATGTCAAAGGATATACGGGAGAAGCGCTGGCGAAATTAATCCGTGAAATGGATCGTAAAGATGTACGAATGTCGCTATCTGTTCTTGATAAGTCCTGTTGGAATCGTACCGGATTAGGACCATCTATCGCAGAAACTATGATACGTCAAGGAGTAAGATGGATTCCATCAGACTCAAATAGGATGTCCGGTAAGATTGAAGTACATAGGCGACTTGCTATGAATGACTATGGAGAACCACGACTACGGATTTTCTCCACTTGTACAAATCTTGTTCGTACTCTTCCTACAATACCTTTATCTAAAACCAATAGTGAAGATGTGGATACAAAAGGAGATGATCATGCATATGATGCATTACGTTACATGTGTATGACTAGACAAGTCTCTACACCACAAGCAGCTATTTTTAGAAATATGCGTGACAGGTCACCAGAACTTACAGATTCTACTTTTGGATACTAGAGAGTATGCCTAATCATAGACCAAAGCCGTATCATAAGGATGCAGATACACAAAGAAGGCTTGTAGACCAATGGGAAAAGGAAATAGTCCCAGAATCTGAGCCTACTAGTACAAATCCGTTTATAAATGACCGTATTAGAAAAGAGGGTAGGAAAAAATATCCTCCAGAATCTAAGCCTACCTTAGAACCTTTATCTGAAGAGTTAAGTACAAACAAAGAATCTTCCGGTTTTGTACAAGACCCGCCTAAAAGTCCAGATGTTGCAGAAACTTCCTATAGAGAACAGGCTCTAAACAGTGGTCAGCAGTGGGATGAACAATCTCGTAAATACGAGCCAACGCCCAAAAGTATCGACAATCGTCGTCCAGCAGCACGTAGAGAACGTGAACTAGACTATCAGATAGAAGATATTAAGAACACTGCTGAGTATACTAAATTAGCTAAAATACAAGCTTTGATCAAATATGCAGAACACATCTATAGTGATGAAAAGATTTGGGGTAAATCTGGAAGTAAAATAACAACTAGAGACCCATACTACCCGCAACGTGGTGGTAGTTTTTTTACACCAGAAGGCAAAGAACGGGCTAGTGTACATTCTTTTTCTAGTTCCTTTATTGCCATGAGAAACTTTTTTAAAGAACATTCCAATTGGGATGATGATAAACTTAAAATCCTTCGAGACTATTCTAATGAAGGAGCACGAGAAATACAAAAGCAGTATTTATCAGAATTAGGATTTTTGAAAAAAGTAAATCCCAGATGGGTGGATATGTATCCTAATAACATAAAGCCTATGTTTGGAAACAACGTATATATGAAAAAGTTGTTCCCAGTTGGTGGTCCTGATGGTGAAGTAGAAGGTAATTTGGAACAAGATTCTATCTCTGAATTATCTGAGGAGGGTACAACCCTTTCTCAAAAAAGCCGTCTTTTACCTAAACTTAAAGTTACCATGCGTAAAGAAACATCAAAAACACCTATTGGTATATATACTGATCCAAGCAAAACTAATTATGGTAATACAAAGTTTATGAAACGGACAAAGTATTACAAACTAGAACATGATTACTTAGTGACTGATGTAGGTAAAGATTACGTAACCAAAAGATTTCAACAAAATACATCCGATGCAGGTTTTGCTGGACAAAAAGTATTACAAATAACAGATAAGAATTTTGTTTTGGATGCACCTGAAAGTATTGAAGATAAATCTACTGAAGTAGAATCAGTTGCTCCTCATAAAGAAGTACAAAAACCAATGCCACTTAAATCATCACCTATACTTGAAGGAAGATCAAAACGATCCTCTGCCGTTCCCGGTACAAGTAAACCGACTAACCCTCTAGGTGGTGGTAGTAGTGGAGGAATGCCCCGTTTAAAACCTCCAAAGTATGAAAGAGGCGGGTTTGTTACTCTATAATTAAAAATAAATACACATAAAGGAGATTAATATGCCATCTAACTATCGTTATCCCGGTAAAGCAGATTTTGAGAGTGCTACTAAACAAGGTAATATGAGTGATGTGAACGCATCTAGTTTGTATCGTGAAAAAATGGATTCTAGCATTGTAGGTACTACAGGCAATGCAGCGCCCTTTAAAAACGCCGTAGCTTATCCTTCCGTTAAAGGTTCTTCTCAGCAGACTATGAAAATTGCTGAAAAAACTATCAAACAAGGTGATATGGGCTAATACTCCATGGTTGATGAAACAAACGTCGAAGGCGATGGCTCTGGAACCATGGATGCTGATGATATACCCTACACCGTAGGTTATATCAGAAACAAATTTACCGAAGCAGAAAATGGTAGACGTGAGTCTGAACTTCGTTGGCAAAAAGCGTATAAGAATTATCGTGGTATCATTGATGGAACCACGGCATATACAGCAACTGAAAAGAGCAAGGTCTTTGTAAAGATTACAAAGGTTAAAGTCTTAGCTGCGTATGGTCAAATTATTGATATTCTATTTTCTAATAAGAAATTTCCGCTTATTGTCGAGTCAACCCCTGTTCCAGAGGGTATCGCAGAATTTGCTCATCTTTCTCAAAATCCTATAGATCAGAAAAAAGAAGAACCTAATGATTTCTTAGCTGGATTAGAAGAAAAGTACGGTAAAGCTCCTTCCTTAAAAGAAGGACCATCAAGTATGGGAGAACCACAAATCTCTCCATCACGCGAATCTGCATATAAACTAGATAAGGTTATACAAGACCAACTAGTTGATGCTGATGCAGTAAAGATATTGCGTCATGCAATATTTGAATGTTGTCTTCTTGGTTCCGGTATCATAAAAGGTCCGTTTAGTTCTTTTAAGGAAGTACAAGCATGGGAAGTTAGTCCAGAGGGTAAGAGAAGCTATTCTCCGTACCAAAAGAATACACCTATAATCTCTGCTGTATCCTGTTGGGATTTTTATCCCGATCCTGCTGCAACCTCCATAGAAGATTGTGATTATGTCATAGAACGACATAAAATGAATCGTGAACAACTGCGCTCACTACGGAATAAGCCATATTTCGATTTAGAGGCTATCGATACTTGTCTTGATATGGGTCCGAATTATGTTGAGCGTGGATATGAGTCGAGTATTCGTGATGAAGATGATTTTGATAATGCACATAAAAGTAGATATGAGGTATTAGAGTATTGGGGTTATCTAGATAAAAATCTTTCTGAACAACTAGGTCTTGAATTACCAGAAGGACAGGATCACTTAGACTCCCTCCATACTAACATCTGGATTTGTGGTAATATCATACTACGCGCAGTGGTTAATCCGTTCACGCCAGCACGTATCCCATATCAATCTGTACCGTATGAAACTAATCCGTATAATTTCTTTGGTATCGGTGTAGCAGAGAATATGGAGGATGCACAGATGCTCATGAACGGGCATATGCGTATGGCTATTGATAATCTTGTTCTTGCCGGTAACATGGTTTTTGACATTGATGAAACTGCGCTTGTACCGGGACAATCTATGGAAATATATCCCGGCAAGATATTTAGGCGTCAAAGTGGTGCAACTGGTCAGGCTGTAAATGGCGTTAAGTTTCCCAATACAGCCAATGAAAATATCCAGATGTATCAAGTATCACGCCAATTGGCTGATGAGGAAACGGGTATCCCATCTATTATTCATGGTCAAACGGGTGTAACAGGTGCTGGACGTACTGCTGCTGGCTTATCTATGCTAATGAGTTCGGCAGGACTGAGTATTAAGACGGCAATTAAGAATATTGATGATTATCTGCTCAAACCAATGGGTGAGGGGTATTTTCAATGGAATATGCAGTTCAATGAAGAACATACGGACATTGTAGGCGATTTAGAAATTAAGCCTAAAGGAACTGCTGCTGTAATGCAAAAAGAAATTAGGTCGCAACGCTTGCTTAC